TTAGAAAGTCCAGTTTGAAGTAGCCCCGTGATTCTGCTGACTCGTAGTCTATAGCAGCACAGTGATTCACAGGATCTTGTGGAATGTCTGTGACATACACTCCTGAATTGTGACGTCTAGGGCGACCATCTGTGATCTGCCGTGCAGGTGTATGCTGAATCAGTTTCAGTACATGTTCGCGGTCAGCAAAGTCAATGTCAATGTCTGCGCTCATACTGTACACAAGGCCACAACGGTTTTCAATTGCTGTTCAGCTAGCCGCACAGCATCAATGGCATCAGCCACGGTAGGATGACTTTTTGCCAATTCTTCTAAGCGTTTTTCTTCCGTCATTTTGCGACGAACCCATTGCAAAGATTCCAAGGTCACACCATCAAGTGTAACTTGGGCATCCCCACCGGGAATTTTCATCCAGGAGTTGCCGTCATAAACTTCAAAATGATTATTGTTGTATCGGACCAGGCCTGCACTGGGTCGAGTCATGTCTATGTAGAGTGCCGAGTGAATGCCGTTAATGACATTTATTCCTGCCCCATTTATGATAGTGTTAATCATGTTACCATCCTGCCTGTTTCAAAATGTTCTTGGCATAGGCCTGATCCTGGGGTCTGTCCTGAAATCGCTTTTGCCAGGCATCACTGTCAATATAAGGCCATATCATGGCCACCTGTGTGGCATCTAGTTCGCTTAGAAACTTCTGCCCCGATTCACTATTGTAAATTACCCAAGGACTTATTCTACCTGCTGTCACAGCATAGCACAGCACATTGGCGTTGCCATACCGCATGCAATCATGTGCAGGGCTGGCGTTTTTTTCTGCCCAGTCTATGCCAAACTCTATGGCTCGTGCAAGTGCATCATCCACCGCTTCTACCTTTAGATGATCCACCAGGTACTCAGTGTACACCTTGTCACTGCACCAGTGATCAATCTTGCGATTGTGTTTCAGCAACCAGGCCATGAATCTGTCTGGGTTGATTACTCTAGTGTTCACACAGTAGTGCCCAAACTTCACAAACGCACGATAATAGCTGCTTTCACAAAAGGTATCGTGTGTTTTGTTTCTGGCCGATCCTGCCATGCTTTCATAAAAACGAATGTAGGCTTGAAATCCCAGTCTTGGTCCAGGTTCGTCACGCTGTTGTTGTCGACGTTTGGGTTCACACATGTGCGCTTGTATAGATGTTTCTCTCACAAACTCTTTTTTGCAATAATCGCACACATGGGTCATTCTAGTATTTTATGCTCTTGAATGTAGTTTGTCAAATACTCATTGATCTTTTGATGGTGACCCGGTTCGGGATGTGTCATATCTGGCGGCACATATTGAGTGCCAGGTGGATAAGTTCTAGGCTCAACTCCCAGAGCATGCTGCCAGGCCACGGCACGCCAGGCAAATCCTTCAATAATTTCGGGACGTTGAAAAAGTTTCAATCTGTGATTGCCTAGATGCTCCTGATACAAGTTGTCAGCCTGTTGAAAAACCAACACACGATGGCCGCGACTTTGAATATCTGTTATGGCACTGATTATGCGATACATTAGGTCTTCGGTGCGATCCAGGATACTGTACACTTCGCTTTTGAGTTTGGTTTCTACAAACTGCTCACTGTCGCGAACTGTCCACTGATGCTGCCATCTAGATTCAAACTCTTGATTTTGTGGGTTACACCAGGCCCCTTCAAACTCATTGACAGTATTGCAGATGGGCAGTTCAAGCCTGGATATAAAAGTCAGGCCTAACACGTACAAGGTTGGTGCCTGTGTGACATAGCTGTGCTTGAGCGTGGTTCTAAGTATGCGGCTGTTGGCACTGCCGCCAATGGCCAGGCTCACAGCCTGTGGAATATTATGATGGCCAATAAAACCAAGGTCACGAGCAAGATCAATGTGCCCATTACCAACAGCGTAGCTCTGGGTGTAACTACAACCGTTGACTACCAGTAGCTTGATCATTTTTTGACATTACCTGCGGCACGATGATATGCATCTAGTTCTTTTTGTGTGACCAATTGTGCCATTACATCAATCTCATCGTCCTTGTAGGTGGGGTATATTTCCATCAAGGCCTTGCGCTTGGCACTGAGTCCTGCTTGTTTTTTCTTGGGAGCAATCCAGGGATGCCGGGCTGTGCCCAGGTCTGGGCTCATGGCCGTGGCACATAACCATTGCAGTTTTGGATGGCGTCCTATATCAAAAAAGTGCTTGTTGAGATAGTGGTTGCAGCTTTGCACATAGTATTCTTGAAGTTCTCGAGAACCTTCCACTGCTGAGCCCCAACGCAACATCAGAAACGTGGAGAATTTCTTGCGCTCATCCGAATCAAGTTCATCATAGAAGTCTCTGTTCTTGATGTCTAGTTGGCGCATCTCGTTTGAAATGTGTAGTCGATCACTCATGTTGTTTTGTTAGTTGGTAAATCATTATAACACGATCTACAGCGTCTTGTAAAGTGGGATTGGTCTTGGCAGCACGTCTAATCTCGCCCCACATCTTGTCTTCCTGAATGTGATCATACAAGGGTTTGCCATCACTAGTACGATAATCGTAACCCATTACTTGACGTGTGCTGGGATCTGCACCAAACTCTCTTCTGAACACTGTGTCGCCGTTGCGTTCGTAGATGTAGGTTGCGTCCGGTTTAAGCTGGCCCATATGTATAACCGTATTGTGCATGTGCCCAGTGCAAGAATCGTTCTAGCCCTTCACGATCGTTGGGATAGCTTTCTACATATATTCTAGCCAGGCGGGCAATTGTTTCAAATAACTGTGGTTCTGTATACATTACCAGGCCTTGTTGTAGTCCACAATCTCGCAGTTGCGGCTGACATCTTTCACAAAGTACACACAGTCAGGTTCAGCATCGTCATTTAGTGGCACGGCCAGCATCTGTCCATTCTTGAGTTTGGGTGCAAACCATGTTACTTCATGATACACATCCAGTATTTCAATGTCCGGAAAGCTGGGACGGAAACTGGTTAGTGGATTGAATTGAAACACCTTGAAGCCACGATCATTGATGCTGGTCAAAGGCAAGACTTCTAGATCGCCCACATCTGGTTCGCCAATGAGTATTTGCCAGTCCATGGGCATCTTGATTGTGGTGTTGCCAATGCGTAACACCAGGGCAGGACTGTTGAAACTTTCTAGAAATATCAACGGGATAAAGTGATAGTCTGGATCTTGTGGATTGCTGTTGTCCAGGATAGCAAACCGCATGTCATCTACTTCTTCGGGCAAATGATTCAAATCATAAAATGTATTGTCTAGGGTTAATATTCGCATGTGTTAATAATATAGTGTTTGTGCCGCAAAGTCAACCATTATTTGATCTTCATCCATTCTAGCTTCTCTGCAGAGAATGGATAGTTGGCTTCCTTGTAAAAGGCCTTGCGCTTGGTCAAGTGACGTTTGGCAAACTTGCATGTGCTGGTGATATCCCAGATTTCCACATGGTCTTTGTCTTCGGCTTTTCTAATACCTCGCCCAATACTCTGTATCACCCGCACAAAACTCTTGCCCGGCTCTACCAACACAAGATTAAAGATGCGTGGTATGTTGATACCCACCGCCGCCACACCATAAGTGGCCACAATGATCTTGTCCGTGGCATCTGCCACCTGGTTGTATTCGTCCTGGCGGGCTTTTGATTTGGTAGCACCCGACACAAACACTGCTTTGTCTCCTAACCGTTCTACCAGTTGTCGTCCACATTCAGTCCTGTCCACCAGCACCAGAGTGTTGCCTGTTTCATTTACCTTACGTATCAGTTCTGCCATGGTGTCCAGACGTCCAGACTCTTCCAACAGGTACTTGAGCTCGCTCTGATAGTCCTTGTACTCCACATAATCCACCAGTTGCACAATGTTCACATGGCACTGTGCCAGTACACCTGCATCTTGTAGTGTGCTGGCGCTGAGTCGACTGACCACCGGGCCCAGGCTGACCAACAAGGCCTGGCTTTCAAACAGTTCTTTTGGCACTGTACCGGTCAGCCCCCATCTTAAGGGAATCTGACTCATTGCTCCTGTCAGCAGGGTCTTGAGTGCATCAGCCTTGGCCATGTGAACCTCGTCCACAATCACACATACTACATCTTGTATAAACTCATGAATGGTTATTTCTGCTGCACCAGTCTTGGTCAGCTTCATCATGTTGTTGAGACTCTGCCAGGTGCATATGGTATGCTGCCGGTTGTATTCTTTTCTGTCGCCAAAATACACACCCACATCCAGACCCATGTTGACGTAGTCTGCCTCTGTTTGTGTCACCAGACTCTTGTTGGGCACAATCACAATTGAACGACCATATGCACTGACTGCATCACTTAGTGCCGCTGTGATAATGGTCTTGCCTGCACCTGTGGCCACTTCTTGTATGCACTGCGGATTGGTCAGGAACTTGTTGATAATTTCCACTTGGTAATCACGCAACACCATGGGCTGGCCTGCTGCCGGATGCCCTTTGGGCCATAGTACATGATTGTAATGATTTTCAGACACTGCTGCAAAGTCAAAGGTGGTGGTGTACTCACGTTGGTCATCCAGCACCGGACTGTAGTCAAACCGGTCAAGTATGGGCATGATCTCGGGCAAGAGATTTACATAGGTACTACCACCTAACTGAAAGTAGGCAATCTTGCCGTCCCAGCGTCCCAGACGTACTGCGGGTAGGTAACGTGCTGCTGGGTTTTCGTACTTGAAGGCCGTGACCAGAGCCTTGCGGCAATCCAGATCAAGTCCTTCTATCTTGATGTTGACTTCATCTCGGATTACTATGGTACATTGTTTCATTGTGCTTATTATACAACATTTAATGGAAATTTACAACCAGGCTTAGAAATCAACATTGCCAAACGGTTATAACAATATCTTTGTTGGCGTATTGTTATTTTTCAATTGTTCAATTATGTTTTCAAACTCCGGAGCATGGCCCAGGCGTACAACCGAAAACATATCAACCACAGACCAAGATAGAATGTTCCAGTGCTGGCACCATTTTTCACTGCGATGTTTCCACCAAGAATCAAATGCTCGAACATCAACATTGTGCAAGTTGTCTATGTCTGCAAGGGCCACAACATC